TGACAAATTCTTATGGTAAGAAGTTCTATGTTATGCGCTTCCATCCTACGTTTAACAGTCCGATCCCTATGGATCAGCTTACTTACGACAGCCTCGCTCACGTTACAAATCTAATTACCTCAGAGAACAAGCGCATCGAGGAACAGTATCGTGAAGCAATAGAACAGAAAGAAGACCTAGCTGAAGCTGATCGTATCATGGATGCTGTAGATACTCTCGCCGAAGACTACCGCGTATAATGGGTATAATAGAAAATATGTCTAATGAGGAGTACCATTCACAGAATGGTATTTCTTCAACCGCAGTTAAGTCGGTATTTAAAAAGTCTCTTGCCCACTGGAAGGGCGAGAAACGCAGACAGACGGCAGCTTTCTCTATGGGGTCAGCGGTACACGCCCTCTTACTAGAAGAAGATCGTAACCTTGTTGTCAAAGGCCCAAAGACTAGGAAGTCTAAAGGTTTTACTGAGTTGGAAGAGAATGCTGGTCCTGATCAGATTGTCCTGACTGAAGTAGAATACCATGTAGCCAATCGTATGGCGACAGAGACACTGAAGAACCCTGTGTGCAAGAAGGCTTTGCGCCACAAGGATCGTCAAAATGAAGTCTCTATCTTCGCAGAGTGTGAACGCACTGGGCTAGTGCTGAAGACTAGACCAGACCTCTACATACCCTCAGAGGGGGCTGTGTACGATGTTAAGACCACCCAAGACGCTAGTCCTCAAGGCTTTGCTAAAGAGTGTTGGAAGTACTCCTACGACATACAAGCAGCATTCTACATTTATACCTGTCGAATGGCGGGTATTTCTGTGGATAAATTTAAGTTCATTGCCGTGGAAAAAGCGGCCCCCTATGCCAGCCATATGCATATCGTAAGCCCTAACTTATTGGATAATGCTACCGAGAATATGCACAAGGTGTTGGCTACAATAAAAGAGGCAACCGATAAGGAAGATTTTGGCACGGGCTGGGGCGAGTATTCGATCCTTGAACTCCCCAAGTGGCGATAAAAACCTCAAGTGCCAAGGCGAAGGGCCGAAGACATCAGCAATGGGTTAGGGATAAGATACTATCCCTGTTTCCTAAAGCACTCCTCCCCGACGATGTCAGAAGCACTTCTATGGGTGCTGGCGGCGAAGACGTACAACTTAGTCCCGCCGCCAGACGCCTATTTCCATATTCAATCGAATGCAAAGCGTTCAAGTCATTCGCCATCTACAAGGTGATGGATCAGGCGGCAGAGAACTGCCCCAAGGGTGCAGAGCCAATAGCTATAATTAAGGGTGACCGTCAAAAGCCCTTAGCTGTTATGGACGCGGAGCATTTTTTCAAACTAACGAAAAAAGGCAAGAAATGAAACTTCCTGATAATACAATTCAAATTACTATGACCGTAGATCAAGACGATGATCTTCTTGAGGTGTCTTTAAATGAGAGCCTTAGCTCTTCGATGTCTGACGAACAGGAAACCTTCTACTTAGACCTGTGCAACGGTCTGATGGCTAAACTGAATACAACTCTTGAGGAGTTTGTAATCACGGGCAGGCTTTTGCGTAGAATATCTATGCTGGAAGATGAACTCTATGAAGACAGGGACGGCCTAGAAGTAACCTTTGAGCCTTCTGAAGAGCTTCTGGATGCCATGCGTCTAAGTTCAGATGATAACGTATTAGCTTTTAAGAAGAAGCTACACTGATGGCTGCGGATATGGTGAACAGCCCGTCCCACTACAATCATACCATTGAGTGCATCGACGCCATGAAGGCTATGACTGAAGGCGGTACAATACCCCCTAAAATCTTAGTAACTCCGCATCAGGCGCACTGTTGGCAGACTGTTTTTAAGTACCTCTGGAGATGGCCATACAAAAACGGCCTAGAAGATCTCAAAAAATGCCGCTGGTACTTAGATCGATTGATTCAGGAGATAGAAAAATGATTACACAGGAGGATATTGACGCCTTTAAAGTATACAACCCGCCTTTATCTACCATGCAGCAACTTGTGACTGACTTTGCCCTACGCATGGATCAACCTATCAACCAGCCGTGGCCCAAAGATAAAGCCCTAGCGGATTTTCGCTGGAGCTTAATTGAAGAGGAATACGGTGAGGCTTTTGATGAAAACCGTAACCGAAATAATCCCGAAAATATGTTTAAGGAACTGATGGATATTTTGATTACCGTATTTGGTTGCTGCGTGACGTTTGGGTGGGATGCAGAAGAAGGCTTTCGCTTAGTTATGGCCTCAAACATGAGCAAATTAGGCGTAGATGGTAAACCTTTAAAGGACGCTTCAGGGAAAGTTCTAAAAGGACCGAATTATAAACCAGCAAATTTAAAACACTTAGTGGAGACCAATTAATGGATAACTATTTACCAACCGATTACCAAACCTTTATTGCAACCAGCCGTTACGCACGGTGGATTGAGGAAGAAGGTCGCCGGGAGACTTGGGGTGAGACAGTATCTCGCTACATGGAAAACATTGTAAAACCTGTTGCGGGTGACGATAGCTACATAAAAGATATCGAGCAGGCTATCCTCAGTCTGGAGGTAATGCCCAGTATGCGGTCACTGATGACAGCGGGTCCAGCGGCAGCGCGGGATAACACCTGTATGTACAATTGTAGCTACCTAGCCGTAGATGACCCTAAGTCCTTCGATGAGGCTATGTTCATCTTGTTGTGTGGAACTGGGGTGGGCTTTAGTGTAGAGCGTCAGTGCATCGATAAACTCCCTGAAGTCCCTACACTCTTCGATAGCGACACTATCGTCATGGTTAAGGACAGTAAGGAAGGTTGGGCTAAGGCTTTCAGACAAGTTCTGGCACTCCTCTGGGCTGGTGAAATTCCTAAGTGGAATGTTGACAAGGTACGGCCAGCGGGTGCGCGGCTTAAAACCTTTGGGGGTAGGGCATCTGGACCCGCTCCTCTGATTGATCTGTTTAACTTTGCAGTTAGCACTTTTAAGGAAGCACAAGGTCGTAAACTGTCTTCGATTGAGTGCCATGACCTCATGTGTAAGGTCGGTGAAATAGTAGTCGTAGGTGGTGTGCGCCGTAGTGCTATGATTTCGTTAAGTAATCTATCAGATGACCGTATGCGCCACGCCAAGAGCGGTAAGTGGTATGAGCAAAATCCGCATCGAGGGCTGGCTAACAACTCTGTGGCCTACTCTGAGAAGCCTGACAGTATGTCATTTATGCGTGAGTGGATGGCTCTGGTGGAGTCTGGTTCAGGTGAACGGGGCATCTTCAATCGACAGGCAGCAAAGGTGCAGGCAGGTCTAAATGGTCGCCGCAAATCAGATGCAGAATTTGGTACAAACCCTTGTTCTGAAATAATTTTATTACCAAGTCAGTTTTGCAACCTCAGTGAAGTAGTAATCCGGGCTACAGATACGCTGAAAGACTTAGAACGGAAGGTACGCCTAGCTACGATCTTAGGTACTATACAGGCTACCTATACAAAGTTTCCCTACTTACGGAAGATATGGGAAAAGAATACCTCAGATGAGCGTCTGCTTGGTGTCAGCCTCACAGGTATTATGGATAACCCTCTAATGACTACCGCTAATAGTGGACTTGATAAAACTTTGAGGCATTTAAAAGATGTTGCTATTAACACTAATGCTGAGTGGGCTGAACGCCTTGGCATCCCTGTCGCTGCTGCTATCACTTGCGTTAAGCCTTCCGGCACGGTTTCACAACTTGTTGATTCCGCCTCTGGTATTCATGCTAGGCACAGCCCCTATTATATTCGTACTGTTCGTGGTGATAACAAAGACCCACTAACACAGTTTATGATAGATCAAGGCATTCCCAATGAGCCAGAAGCATTTAAGCCTGAACAGACTACCGTGTTTAGTTTTCCAGTAAAATCTCCAGAGGGGGCAGTATGTACCCCAGACACCACTGCGATTGAACAGTTGAAGATGTGGTTGATGTATCAACGACATTGGGCGGAACATAAACCTAGCGTTACTATCAACGTCAAAAAAAATGAGTGGTTTGATGTGGGAACATTTGTTTATAAGAATTTTGATGAAATGAGTGGGGTTAGTTTTCTGCCGTTTGATGATCATACTTATCAACAAGCACCGTACCAAGACTGTTCTAAAGCTGACTATGAAACTCTCCTATCTGTTATGCCTGAGAAGATTGATTGGACTGAATTATCCAATTACGAAAAGGAAGATACTACAGTGTCCATGCAGACTATGGCGTGTTCTGGGGATAGCTGTGAGCTTGTAGATATATCTGCATAAATCCCCGTTAATTACAAAAAAAGCCCCCTCACCAGTTGACGGTTTGGGGGCTATTCATATATAAGATGCATGTGAGGTTTGGTATCCTTGCTAGTTGGTTGAAGCCCTCTGTTAGCAATAGCAGGGGGCTTCTTTTTATCATACTAGAACAATTTCTGTAGTTGTAGTACCCCATTAATCATTTCAGTTAAGGCTCCAACACCAGAGGATATTGCACTACCAAATGCACCAGATGTTTGTTCGTCTTCATCCTGTACCCTGACATCATACTTAGCTGCATACCCAGAAGCAGATACTATGTTTTTAACAGCCCTTTCAATCTCACCAGCGGGTCTACGTAAAGCAACCATCTCAGCGACTTTAGCAAATTCTCTAGGATTAGATATGATAAGCCCTAGTGTATCCTGACCTACGCTTTTAGCAGCGTTCTCCATTTCAGATACTAGATTAGCTGACCCACGGCGCATTGCTGCGGATGTAGGGTTCATATAGCCACCTGTAATCAAGATAGCGCCCTGCACAGCGTCACGTATGCCAAGATTTGGTACAGTAGGAGAACCGGGTCCAGCGGGAGTAGATTTAACATTTAATGCTACGTTAGCCCCAGACAACTCCCCCAATGCTTGTTCAAAGCCTTCTACAATAAAAGGTTCGTCTTTGAAAAGTATCCTCAGACCTGACAATGTGCCATCAAGCTCTTCGCGGGTAATCTTTTCTAGTTGAGCTACCTTAGTGTTGAACGCCGCAGCATCTGGTTTAACGAGACCTATCGGGGTTGTGCCAAAGATACGGGCATTTATTTGCTTGATAGCAGAAGATTTGGCAGATTGTAGAACAAGGTCTCTTTGTGGGCCTACAGGCATTCTGTTTATTTCTTCAAGCAAGGCTTCCATAGCCCCACCAGAGTTTTTACCCGTGATTAATTCACCAATGACTATATCAGGACGATCAACTGACTTGTTTTTGTTATAGGTATCCACGAACTTATCTAGGATACTATTATCTAATGCTTCCTCTTGTCTCTTGGCTTGTTCAAGAAGCTTATCCGCAGCCAAAGTCTTAGAGCCTAGCTCTACTTGAACAGCATCTATTTCATTTATTGCCCGTTGAAGATCAGCGTATAGAGGTGAGTTATTGTTCTTAAGCTGTTGAGCTACAGTATTGAACGAGTCCTGTGCAGCTACATACCCTACTCTATCATTGTCTCTTAGAGCCTTCGCCATTTTAATGGTGGCCTGTGAGATATAGTAATCCATAACTGGCTTGGATACATCTGCACCCATAGCTAGCTCTAGCTGCTTAAACAGTTCACCTGTTTTATCTGACATTACTTCAGTGGCTAGATTAGGAGCCTCTACGTTTAGCTCCCGCTGGCCTACAGGTAGCGCATTGTCCAAAACAACAGGAATGTTGTCTCCTCTGTTAACACGCTCACCAAGCATTTCAGAGTAGCGTTGCATAAATGGTGTTTCTGACCACTTACTCTTAGCTGCATTAAATACACTATCTGCCGCGATAGCTGCATCCGCTACAGAGCTATCAGATACGTCTTTCATGTAACCAAGCTGACCATTATCAGAAGTAATATGCTTCTTCAGTTCAATAAGCTTAGTTGCTACACCAGACCCCGGAGGCTCTGCTTTAATCATTTGTTCAAGCTTCTGCTTAAGTTTGTATAGGTCTTGGAAGCCTATTGTACCTTCAAGGTCTGCAAGAACCTCATCCGCAGTCTGTAGCCTAGTTGTACCGCCCTCTGGGGGCATTGTGTTAGAGAAGTACTGTTCCGCAGCCTGTGGGCTGTCAAACCGTGACGTACTTGGTGCTTCTAAATCAAGTTCCCTTGGCTTAAATACACCACGAATTTCAGACAATAGACTAGATACTTTGGCGTTATCTTTGCCTTCAGTTCTAAGCGGGTCAATCTCTGTGATTACTTTGTTAATTTCCTCACGCAGCATCTTTAACTGCGTTGTATCTAGCGGAGTGTTAGGTATTGCGGCATAAGCGTCTTCAACTTCTTTCCAAGTCTGTCTATATGCCTCAACGCCATCCTCACCAAATACTTTAGATATAACCGCTAAGTCGGTGGTTTCGTCTAGCAACTCTTTAGGATCAACACCATCCAGCATCTGTTTAATTACAGGGTTCTCTGCAAATGC